GTTTAATAAATTTATTTCGTTTTATTCCGCCGTCACCTATGGCGAAATGATTCCGGAGTCAGCATTTTTATTACCAGGCATATATGGAGGTGATGATGGTTTAACCGCCGATATAGATCTTGAGCACCTCATTAAAGGGGCAAAAGATTGCGGACAAGAGTATAAAGGAGAATTGTTTAAGAGAGGAGATCCAGTAGAATTTTTAGCGAGACGATTTACTGAACATATTTGGAATGGAGACTACAACTCTACTTGTCAATTAATGCGAACTCTAACACAACTTCCTTACACCTCACGTCTGGCTGGGGTAACACCGGAAGAAAAACTCGTTATTAAGCTTAAGGCTTTTGCCAGAACCGACTACAATACTCCGATCATATCGCAACTTATACAGAAAGCTGAAGATTTGACGAAACTAAAATTTAGAACCTGCGAAGTTGAAACCATTAGAGGAATTTCTTCGTTTTGGTCAATTTATGAGAAAGATGAACAATGGCCGAATGCTGTTGCCGATCTAACCTATGAACATTTACAGAATAATGGTTTTGAAATGTTTAATTTTACACAGTTTATTGATGATTTGAATAAGTGTAACACTATCTCTGATATGTTATGCTTGAATTGCTATATGGAAACTAAAATTAAACATGACGAAAACACTAATATAAATGGTGAAATATTGGTTGTCTCTCCAAGTAAATTGATTGAATCAGAACAGTTACATGGTAAAACACACGTAGAAGCTGAAACTATAGTTCCTGAAATATTAAAAGTAAGTATTTTTAAGAAGCTCATCCAGAACTCTAATCACCAACAAATCATAGATATAGGTGCTGGAGATTTGACTTTTGGGAAAAGTATAGCTCAAAATTACCCTCATGCCTCATATTACTCAATTGAACCGACTCGTCCAGTGGACCCAACAAATTTTAAAACTTTATCAGCAGCGTCAATATTATTGGCCACAGCTGGTACATCTCTCATAATATTGTCTATGTGCTTACATCACATGGATAATCCACATTATCGAGAAGTTATAGAATTTGTTAGGAAAACCAAACCCGGCTCTGAGATTTTCATATGGGAACACGACAGTAAGGCTGAGAAGTTTGACGCAGCAATTCTACTCGAACATCACAAGAAATATCTAGATACTTCCCCAGTATTTTATAGATCTAGGAGTCAAATCTTAGGTGATTTCTTACAACGAGATAAATTATTGTCTAAAACTGGGTCTCACACCCCTAAACTTAACCCTCAATGCAAATTTGCAGTATCATTATCTGTGTCTCTAGATGACAAGATGAATGAGAAAAGTATTGACCAACCTGCTAGCACTGATGTGTCAGTTGAAGTTAAATGTGATAAAGTAACCTCAGACATGAAAGCAATAGAACGCGCTGAAAAATTGAAAATCCAGAAAACAATGGGTCGAACATTGAAGAGCACTTCTAGAGTGAGTAAAAATGAATTACAAACTGTAGTTCCTAAATCTACATCAACTACTTCAACCACCACTACCACACCTAGCAAGCCTTAGTTGGATTATAG